CACCAACAGGAACAGGAAACACTTTACGTTTTGTAATCTTATTTACAAATGGAGCAACACAAGTAAGAATACAAAAAAGCGCAAACGCAAGTAACGTTACTTTGTCAAGCGTATTATTTACAGCAGAAGGTTATTTAGACGTAACAGTTCCAATAAATGTAGCACGAGTAATTACAATAACTTTAGACACAGATTATCTTAACGGAAACACGGACACAAACTATATAATAATAAACCAAGTATGATAAACAAAATAATAGAAATGCTTTTACTCAGTGATTTTTACGGTGAAAGTGAAAACATTGACATAGCAAAGGGTAAATATAAATTTACTACAAGTATAAAAGAACAATGGAAACAAGCACAACGCAAAAGGTTAATAGAAAAAAAACTAAATAATAATGGCTGAAAAAAAAGTAATTGAATTAGAAGTAAGTTCTAATTTAGGCAATTTAAAACAACAACTTAAACAAGCACAAGTTGAAGTTCAAACGTTGTCTGAAAAGTTTGGAGCAACTTCAGCACAGGCGGTTGAAGCGGCAAAGTCAGCGGCACTTTTAAAAGATAAGATAGGAGACGCAAAGGCGTTAACCGATGCGTTTAACCCAGACGCAAAGTTTAAAGCCGTTACAGGAGCGTTAACAGGTGTTGCAGGTGGTTTCTCTGTTGTTACCGGTGCAATGGGAGCGTTCGGAAAACAAAACGAAGACGTAGAAAAAGCTTTACTAAAAGTTCAAAGTGCAATGGCAATAGCTTCAGGCGCACAAGCAATTGGAGAAAGCATTGATAGTTTTAAACAACTTGGAGCGGTAATAAAATCAACTTCAGTATTTCAAGGCATTTATAATTTTATCACAACTGGAAGTTTTAAAGCAATTGCTTCAAATACTGCGGCAAAAGTAGCAGATACCACAGCAACGGTAGCACAAGGCACGGCAACTGTAGCAACAACAACTGCAATTGGTGGTGCAACTGTAGCAACAAAACTATTAAGAGCGGCATTAATTACTTCGGGAATTGGTGCATTAGTTGTATTATTAGGAATGTTAATAGAAAATTTAGATAGCATAATAGGTTTTTTTAGTGGAGCTACAAACGCAAATTTAAAAAACGAAGCGGCTGTTAAAAAAAATACTGTTGCTTTAAAAGAACAAATAAAATCAAGTGCAAAAGCAAGTGAAGCATTAAAAACAAAAAACGGACACGAGTACGAAATGGCGAAAGCTTCAGGTGCAAATACAAAAGCATTAAGAGAATTAGCATTAAAACACGCAGAAGAAGAAATTGCACTTAACAAAGCAAGTTTAGCAACAGCAAAAAATACATACGAGAAAAACAAGAATACGTTAGCAAATTTAATTAATTCAGGCGCAAGTGATGAGTTAATTGAAAAGCAAAGAGAAATAACAACTGAATCAAGAAAAGCTTCGGCAGAAGAGCGTAAAGATTTAGAAGAAGCGGTAAAAAATAAAGCTGATATTGTAAGAAAAAACGCAGTTGAAGTAAGGCAAGAATTAACCGACAACAACACGAAAATAAAAGACGCAAACAAAACGTTAAACGATGCAATAAAACAAGAAAACGAAGAAGCGGCTAAAACTGAATTAGACCGTATTAAAACATTAAACGAAAATATTGCAAGTTTAGAAGAAGAAGCAAGGGTTGCTAAATTAACGGATGAACAAAAAGAAGTTGATGCCTTAAATAAAAAATACGACAAAACAATTGAAGACGGAAAAAAAGCTAAGATTGATGTTTCTAAATTAGAAGAAGAAAAACGTTTAGCTTTAGCAGGAATAACAAAAAAATATGACGATTTAGACCAAGTAGTAAAAGACGAAAAGACGGCAAAAGATAAAGAAAAAATTGCAACTGAAAAAGCAGTTTTACAAGAATTAACTTTAAGCGAAGAAGAATTAAAACTTGCTAAACTTACAGCACAATACGAAGCCGACCAACTTTTATACAAGGACAATAAAGAAATTTTAAAGGCACTTGATATAAAATATGCAAAGGACAAAGAAGATTTAGAAAACGAAGAACTTACAAAAAAACGAGAACGAACTAAAAAAGGTATTGATATGGCAATGTCGGCTTTATCTATTTTAAATGATGCTTTTCAATTAAGCGCAGGAAAAAGCGAAAAAGACCAACGTAAAGCATTTAAGGCACAAAAAGCATTTAACCTTGCTTCAGCTTTAACTAATACATTTTTAGCAGTTACAGGCGCTTTAACAGCAGGTGGTAACCCAATTAAATTAGCAACAGGAATGCAATTTGTAGAAGCTGGAATAGCAGCAGCAGCAGGTGCAGTGCAAATAGCAAAAATATCAAAAACACAATTTGAAGGTGGTGGAAGTTCAGCAAGTGGTGGCGGTGGCGGTGCAACAGCTCCAACAATGTCAGCACCACAATTTAACGTAGTAGGACAAAGTGGCGTTAATCAATTAGCAAGTCTTAATCAACAACCAATACAAGCGTATGTAGTTTCAGGACAAGTTACATCACAACAGGCGTTAGATAGAAACAGATTAGCCAACGCAACTTTAGGCGGTTAGAAAATACAACAAACAAACAATAATTTAATTAAATAGATATGCGAATAGTTGAATTAATAATTGACGAAAAAGACGAGACAAGCGGAATAGACGCGGTCTCAGTTGTTGAAAGTCCTGCAATCGAAAGCGACTTTATAGCACTAAAAAAACACGAAGTAGAGTTAAAAGAAATTGATGCTGAAAAGCGTATTTTAATGGGCGCGGCTTTAATACCTAACAAACAAATTTACCGTAAGAACGAAAAGAACGAAGAGTACTACATTTATTTTTCTGAAGCCACAATAAGAAAAGCAAGTGAATTGTTTTTTATGAACAGCAACCAGAACAACGCAACTTTAGAACATAAACAAAAGTTAGACGGAATGTCGGTTGTTGAAAGTTGGATAGTAGAAGGCGCACACGATAAAAGTATGAACTACGGATTTAATTTTCCAAAAGGTACTTGGGTAATTTCTATGAAAGTAAACAACGATGAAATTTGGAACAAAGTTAAATTAGGCGAAATAAAAGGATTTAGTATTGAAGGTTACTTTGCAGACAAATACGAAATGAGTTTAATTAATGAAGACGAAATTTTAATGGATAAAATAAAACAAATAATAACGGAAAATGAAAACAACTAAAGAATTAATTATTGCAGATATTACTGCAAAAGTAGAAGCAAAGTTAGCAAGTCAAAAAGTAGAGTTGGCTATTCCTGACCAATTAATTGCTGTTATTAAAAATGCAAAAACATTAGATAATAAATTTATGGAATTACAAAAACTTTATGTTAAATATAATGTTGAAGGAAATATTTTATTAAAAGAAACAAAAGCTGATTTAATTAAATTAGAACAAGAAGACGCTCGTATTTCAAAATTAGTAAAAGAATTAGGAATGAACCCAAATGATTTACCTTATTTAAAAGATTCGGGAAATGCTTATTCTGTATTAGCAAAAATAGTAGATAGATTACAAACAGGTTTAAAAAATTAATTTAATAAATGGCGAAGCAAACTAACGTTAAAGTTCATCTTAAAAAACCAAAAGTTAAACGTGCAGGAGTACACGCAAAAACACGAAATAGCAAATTAAAGTCAAGTAAAAATTATACAAAAACTTATACACGACAAGGACGTTAAATTTGAAAATACAACAAATAATAAACAATTAAATTATACATATATGAACACACTACAAAACGTTTACGACAAGTTAAATTCTAAAACAGAATTAGCAAAACACGAAGTTAATTTAGCAGATTTGGCTACATTTAAAAAAGCAGTAGCATTAGCAGAAACCGCTTTAGATAAAGTTACACCTTCAAGAACAAAAGCTAAAGATGCTTTAACAGGTTATAAAGTAGATGCTTTAACTTCATTAAGAGCATACGATGATGTTTTAAAACAATATGCTGAACTACAAAAATTAGCAAAACAAATTGGGCTTGAATTGCCACCAAATGCTAAAGCTGATTTTGATAGAGCTACAAATCAATCTAATGTTGCAAAAAAAAGATATAATTCAGTAGATAAATTAATAGCAGGATTGGCTGATTAATAATTAATAAACATAAAAACGAAATATGAAAACAAGCGTAATTAATCAAATCAAAACACTTTTAGGAATGGAAGTGAAATTGGAAACAATGAAATTAATGGACGGAATAACAATTTTTGAAGCAGATGCTTTTGAAACTGATAAAGAAGTTTTTATTGTAACTGAAGACGAACAAAAAATACCTGTTCCAATTGGAGAATATGAATTAGAAGACGGACGTATTTTAGTTGTAGAAGTTGAAGGAATTATTTTAGAAATAAAAGAAGTTACAACTGAAGAAGAAGTTGTTGAAGAAGAAGCTCCAGAAGTTGAAGCGGGTTACAAAGACGACGAAGAAAAAATGCAAGCAACACCAAGCGCAAAGAAGACAATTGAAAGCGTAGTTAAAGAAACGTTCTTTGCAGAAATAGAAAAATTAACACAAGAAAATATAGAGTTAAAAGCACAAATCGAATTACTATCGAAAGTTGAAGAAGTTGCAACTGAAGCAACCGAACTTGCAGAAGTAAAACCAATTGCATTTAACCCTGAAAACACGAATGAAGTTGAACACTTCCAATATGGTTCAAAGAGACCACGCACAATGATGGACTCTATTTTAGAAAAAATTAACAAATAAGTATTAACAATTTAAAATTTAAAAAATGCCAAATCCGGTAACATCAGGTACAACTTACGCAGGCGAATTTGCAGGCAAGTATATCGCAGCAGCTTTATTAAGCGCACCAACATTAGAGCAAGGCGGAGTAACAATACTTCCAAACGTTGCTTACAAACAAGTAATTCAAAAAGTAGCAACAGGAACAATCGTAACAGATGCTTCTTGTGCATTTACAAACACAGGAACAGTAACACTTACTGAAAGCGTATTAACAACAAAAGAACTTCAAGTAAATATTGAACTTTGCAAATCAGACTTATTCCAAACTTGGCAAACTGCCGAAATGGGTTATAGTGGTTTTAAAACTTTACCTAAAACATTTTCTGATTTCTTAATTGCACACGTTGCTGAAAAAGTAGCAGCGGCAACAGAAACTGCAATATGGAGCGGAACAGCAACAACAGGTTCTTATTTAGGTCTTAAAGCGAAATTAATCGCAGGTTCAGCACCAGCAGTAGGTACACCATTAACAGGTGCATCTTTAACAAGTGCAAATGTAGCAAGTGAAATGGCTCGTCTAATCGATTTAATTCCTGCATCACTTTACGGAAACGAAGGGTTAAGAATTTATGTATCACAAAAAATTGCTAAATTGTACGTTCGTTTTTTAGGTGGTTTCGCAGCAAGTGGTTTGGGAGCAAACGGAGTTAACGCACAAGGAACACAATGGTACACAAACGGTTCACTTTCTATTGAAGGTATTCCAATTTTTATGGCTAACGGACTTGGTGCAGACAATATGATTGCAACAACAGTTGACAATCTTTATTTTGGTTGCGGTTTATTAAACGACCAAAACGTGGTTAAAGTTTTGGATATGGCTGACATCGATGGAAGTGCAAATGTACGTGTAATTTTACGTTACAATGCAGGAGTTGAAATTGGTTTTGCTTCAGACGCAGTAACTTACGGAGCGTAATATTAAATAAAAAGCGTAGGCAACTGCGCTTTATTATATTCATAATTTAAAAACAAAACGAAATGGCTTGTCTTTTAACAAAATCAAGGGCTGAAGTTTGCAAAGAATTTGTAGGCGGTATAAAAAGTATTTACTTTATAAACTATAGCGACTCTACTCCGTTAGTTCCTGCTTATAGCGTAACTGTAGGAGCAGAAGATAGTATTGCAACTATTACAGGAGCAACAACACTTTTTAAATACGATTTAAAAGGTGCAAATTCTTTTGAGCAAACAATTACAAGTTCAAGAGAAAACGGAACAACTTTTGTAGAACAAACTTTAACTTTTACAATTAAAGGTTTAGACGCTGTTGCTACAAAACAAATGAAATTACTAGCTTGGGGGCGTCCACAAGTTGTAATTAGAACCAATGCTAATAATTTCTTTATAGCAGGTTTATTTAATGGAATGGATGTAACAACAGGGACTATTTCTAATGGTACTGCAATGGGTGACCTACAAGGTTATACAATGACACTTCAAGGAATGGAAAATATTCCCGCAAATCACTTAAACGTTGCTCAAACATTAAGTAATCCATCTACAGACGCTCAATTATTAGCAGTCTTTACAGGTGCATCAATACAACAATACTAAAATTAAAAAAATTTATTTTTAAAGCCATTCTTATTGAGTGGCTTTTTTTTTGTCTTAAAAAAAGAACAAAAACACAAATATTTAATTATACTAATATGATAGTATTAACACCTTCAGGAAGTCCACAAACATTTAGTTTTATTCCGCGTGACAATACATTTAATGTTTTAGAACTAACAGACGAACAAACAAACGTAACAACACCTGTAGCGATTACTTCAAGCACAACAGGGGACTATATAAACACGATTACAGCAACCTTTGGTTTAGTAGAAGGACACACTTACAATTTAGTTTTAAGAGTAGGTACAACCATAATATATAAAGACCGAGTATTTTGCACGGCACAAAGTTTAGTTGCGTTTTCGGTTAACAACAATCAATACGTTTCTAATTCCACAACTAATGATTTTATAGTATATGAATAATTTACACGTTTTAAATTTGTCGGCTTACACGTCACCTGTAGTTTCGGAAACAAACCGAGAAAATTGGGTTGACTTTTTAACTGAAGACGGAGACCAATACTTTCAATTCTTAATTGAACGT